CCAGCCTTAGAGAACTGATCTTGAGGTAATAGCTCAAGCAATGCTTCATATCGCTCTTCAAGAGCAATTAGAGCACCAAATGCATCAATGTAATCAGTATCTGATTTCTTGCTTTCAAAGACCTCTGGCTGATTTTGCTTTACAATCTCCGCATAAATAGTAGACCATTCCTTTTCTGAAAAACGTGATTTTTCAACCAACGCACCGTATTCAATCTCTTTACCATCAACTGTTACTTTATAATTCATTTTTTCTTCTCCTTATTTGTTATACAAAGTCACGTTACTTGAGTGAGTGTAATACTCATCACCATTTTCAAAAGTAACACGAATACTATCCTGTTTCTCGTACTTCGCCCACTGTTTGACTTTGCCCTCTACGATTTCCCCATCTACCATTTTCACTTTTGCGTAATTAAAAGTGAAAGTTGTTCCAAGGACATCCTTGTTTCCACATGCTGCTAACCATACAAAAGATAAGCCAAGCAATGCGATTGCTAATAGTTTTTTTCGTTTCATTCCACTCCCTCTATATCAAACTCTAATCTATAATGCCCTTTCTCCTCGCTCAAGCCACCATAAACAAAAGATAACTTTTTGATAACCTTATGATTATCATCTGTCCAAATACCTGCATCAGTCATGCCATCAATGATAGCCTTGACTGTTGGGTATAAGTTAGGCGGATCTAATTTAGACTTAGTAGGGCTGTAAATTGTAACTGTAACCTCACAAGGGTTAGAGGGGCTAAAAGCAGCCCTCCCTTTATCCTTGTTCATTGATGTATGCCAATAAGCAAAAGCTCTAATACGCTTAGTAACTTTAGCTTTATCTGTTTGATGTTGCCTGTCGTTACTATTGATAACCATATTTAGAGATTTTAGCTTAGTATTTCGAGGCAAAGAAAACTCAAATTTCATTACCTGCCTCCTGGCAAATTATAAATTTTAGTAAGCAACTCTGTTAATTCCTCTTCTCCTCCAATATAACCAACTACATCATCTGTAATTGGACTTGTGTAACACAACTGCCATTCTTCATCCAGATTCTTTAATACAGCTAATTCTAATCCATAAGAGTAACTATTACAAATAACACTAGCACCGTACCCATTTGGAAAATGATACTCATGCCTTTTAAGGACACCAAAAGAGTCATGCTGAACAGTTGGTTCAATTCCATTGATTACTACATACGGTATCATCTAACTACCTCTCTTTTCAAATAACTTGGGGCATCATCCCCTACGTTGATGCTCTCATACTGTTCTTTAGTGACAAGAAACTTACCATAAGCTCCGATAGTAACCGTATAATGCCCATCAACAATAGCTTTATCTGTTACCGTTCCGATAAGTTCCCCACCAGCATTATCAACTTGATAAATAATGACTGGTTTTCTTTTTTTCAATTCATCCACTTGTTGCTCCAACTTGACCACCTGCGGTTTATAGTGATTTTTAGAGATTATCAAACCTAGATTTAGCATTGATAGAGACAAGGCTGCAAGTGCAAAAAATAGACCAACTCGATTTTTATTTTTCATGTCATGTCTCCAAAATCTTTATCACTGTATAAATCAAAGCGATAGCATAAGCATCAAAGATAAACCAAACCACCTTGTCCGCTTTTCCTTTTTTGTAGGTTTTGTGCCCAGCAACGAAAATCAGAATAGAAAGGAGTAAGCAAGCGCTGATAACCATCAATTTCAGAAACAAGATCATCTAATTACCGCCTAACTCTTCAACCACTTTACTTACAGCTACTAAAATCTGTTCTTTTACTTTGGTGTCCTTGATGTCATCAATTCCCTCAACTTTCCCAGTTTCTACATTGACAGCGATCGTTCCAACCAAAGAGCTATCTTCCTCATTTTCATCAGCTTCTCCAAGTACCTCTTCAACACTCTTACCATCCAGGATGTCCAACAAATCATGGCTAACACTATGCATAGTTTTAGCTGTTTTGAACCTATCACTATCTTCTGTCAAAAGATAGTAGAGCATCCCCTTTTTACCAGCATCATGTAATGCCTCAGCGAACTCTTTCAAGTTCTCTACGATAGTTTCAGCTGATACTGCGTTTTTAGTTTCTTTAGTCATTGTTTTTTTCCTCCAAAAAATCATATATTGTTGTTTGATAATAATTAGTGTGTTTAAAATAAGCTGGTTTGAAACGTTGATAGCATTTTCTCTTGTGCAGCCTTATAGAAATCTTTCTTAATTTCAAATCCATAGGCTGACCTATTCATCTCAATAGCAGCCCTTAGAGTTGATCCAGAACCTGCTACGGGATCAATGACAACATCGCCCTCATCTGTAAAAATTTCAATCAATCGTTTCAAAACTGGTATCGGCTTTTGCGTGGGGTGGATAACGGGATAAGAGCTATCTTTTTCCCACGGGGCATGATTGAGTATCATAGCCCCACCATTGTTAAATTTAGGGAGCTTATCACGATATAATACCGTTGCCTCTTCAACTGCGCCAACAATTTTCATGTTGGCCTTTAGCACTTGTGGGCTTGATTTCTTTGTGAAATAGAGCGGATAAGCATTATTAAAACCATGCTTTTTACCACATTCTATAATCATGTCTCGCTGTTGCCAGGCATGAAAGACAATCATAGCAGGCGCTTTCCCTTTTTCTTTTGGCTCTTTTTTAAGCAAACGGCTGCAAAAGTCAAAGAAAATATTGATTTTGAAATCATTATCTGTATCAAAAAATGATTTCCCTGCTAATCTGCTCTCTCCGTTTTTGTTATCGCCATCTTTGTACCATCTAGGGTCAGAGGCGTATGCATTATTTCCTAAATTGTAAGGAATATCAGCAATGATAAGTTGCGCCCTCGGTATGTTGTATCGCTGAGCATTTTCAAAGTGGTCATTGATAAGTTCAAATTTCATCACAACCTCCCTACTTCAAAAGTTTTTGTAACTGATTTAAGCGATCTTGACTATCTAACAACTCCAGATAGGTCTTATGGCTGATCAATACATATCCTGCTAGGTCATGACCCAGTAAAGTATCATCAACAAATAGCTCCATCTGCTCAGTTGAGGTGTCAAAGTGAGACTCTGCATCTGTATCCTTTTTCTTCTTGGTAAAGGTATTAGCAATAACCTCAATTTCTGACTCGTTGCTTAAAAATGATGATACTTGAGTATTTAGAGCATCGGCAAATGCCTCGATTTCCTCGATCGTTGGAGTTGTAACATTTCTCTCAATATCACTTACTCGATTTTGACTAATGCCAACCATCGGAGCAAGATCATACTGAGTAAGCTCTGCCTCTTTACGGATAGAACGCATTTTTGCTCCGTCAAAAACTTTCATTTAAACACCTCCCCGCCGTTTTTATACCATTGATTTTTAATTACATGCTGCGCAATTTTTGCTTGCGTTTCTGGCTTTTGATAATATTCAAGCTCTTTTTTTGTGTCTTTAATGACATGATGCGCATAAAATGTAACGCCAACCACCCACGAGGCAGAAAGTGCTAACGATAGGACGGCAACAAGCAAGTATGTAAGTTCTGTATTCATTTAATTCTCCTGTAATGTTATTTTTGCTTTTCAAATAAATCTATTATGGTTTTAAATATCTCGAAAAGTAATTTTTGAGGAATGTTAGATCTTTCATTGTAAGAACGACTAAATCTTTCCATAGTAATTGTTGGTTTTATGACGTCTTTTTTTAAATCAAGATAAACATTGCTTGCAAAATTTGTTCGTTTTTGTAGTGGATAATCGTAATTATTGTATCTTGTTAAATTTTTGTAAGGTATTTTAAATCCAATGATATCTTCAATATATGGCCAAATACGATCACCTGCCGGGTTTTCAATCACCCAAAATTGTGGTTTATAACGTTTAATAATTGAAATTGTATTGTTGATTGTTAATTCTCCATTTATACGTTTTAAAAATTGCCTCTCGTAATCGTAATTGATATGCGATGATTCGTAATCTGAATAACTTCTAATAGTAAATGGAGATGGTTGAACTTGTGGAATAAAGAGGCTATCTGTGATGTTTTCTTTCTTCCAACAAGCATTTCCATCCCCCCCCATCGATGATGCATTGCTCCAACTTTCGCAAGGCGGACTAGCAATTATCAGATCAGGTTTAGGGAGCTTGTCTAGTTCGTCAAAAAGCGTGTTATCTCCAAAAAGACGGCTATAATCAGCTAAATTCAGATTGATAAAATGATTGTTCTTATTTTCTATGTCAATTCCAATAGGGTATACTTCAATCTTCGCCTCCCCCGAACTATTAAGCGTGTTGATAGCTTTAGTATATGAGCCATTACCACTATCAAATAATGCCCATACTATCATTTTCTGCACTATATCACCCTCTCATCTTATTTCTGATGGTGAAAAAGTGTTTAGGTGGTGCATCCTCAAAAGCATCTTGAAACTCTTGATTGATTTTGCGGATATTGAACGGCTCGTAAGCGTGGAAATGATATCCATACTTATCAAGTTCACCCTCAACACCAGTTGCCCACGATAAGAAAACAGCTTGTTTACACGATGGGCAAGTAATAGCCTTGCGATGCGCTCCTACCTTAACCACTTTACAGTGTCCACAAAATGGGCATTGTAAGTCGACTTTAACTTTGATAAATTCCATTCAGCACCTCTTTCTAAAACGGCAAATCGTCATCACTGATATCCAATGGGTTTGTCGGTCTGCCAAATGGATTGTTATCACGGGTGAAATCAGGAACTGGATTTGTTGTGTTCCCCTCAAAGAAACTACCTTGTTGTCCGTAACTATTTCCATTTTGGAAATTGTTCCCTGTGTTATTTCCGTTTTGGAAAGAACTGCCCTGGTTGCTGTAACCCTGTTGCTGATAACCGCCATGATGATCTTGATGGCCTTGATTATTTTGCTGACTGTTGCGACTTTCTAGCAATTGGAAATTACTAGCAACAACCTCTGTGACATAAACACGTTGACCTTGCTGGTTATCATAGCTACGTGTTTGAATTACTCCTGTAACTCCGATAAGAGAGCCTTTTTTAGCCCA